ATCATTGCTATTACTAGTTTCTGCCATAGCACTGTTATCAGCTAAACTCTTTAGTGTAACAGGCAATAGTGCAGGCACTTCAAAAATACTACCTTCTGGAAGTTCTTTAGAATATGCTTTACCGTCTTTAGAATCAACCCATTGTACTTCAAACTTCCCAGCATTTACAAACCAACTTTTGTGTCGATTTTTGTGGAAATGTAATCGAGTTTGTTTGCCTTCTTCTTCAAAAACTAATATTTTACTACAATAATGTTCGTTGTCAGTCCAAACAACTTCGTAACCGTAGTCTGTTTGTTTTATATTATCTGTCATCTATTCCTCTAATAAATCTATTACTTGAAACACAGTTTCTAATTTACTAAGATTAGTTTTATTTTGTAGTGTATTACGTAGTCCTTGATGCAACGTCTTTGGCCATTTACCAAAACTAGTCCAAGCATATCCATCGTGTTCGTTATTTAGATTAGGCAAAAATTCTTTTTTTACAACAACAAGATATGTATGAAAATTAAATTTTTCATCATTAGATACAAATGTTTCTAAAGGTATAGTTTTTACAAACTTAGGTAAGTCGCCAACTTCTTCTTGTATCTCACGGGTTAATCCTTCGAATGGTGATTCACCTAATTCGTTACCGCCACCTACAAGTCCCCAAGTACCAGAAGTTTTACCATTAGCACGGTGTAAAAACAAAAATCTTTTTGTGTCTAGTGCATAGAAAAGCGCACCACTACAAACTATCTTACTCATACTAGTAATTAGCCAGATAAGTTAATTGACCAGTCACCTTTGGCATACTCTCCATCAACACTTAGTAACCACTGATCACCGTCCCAGTAATATTGTACGCCTGTGTTAAGATTTGTAGTATATAGTTTTGTAATAGTTGTGTCATTATAGGGCAAATAGTCTTTACTTGCATCAAATATAATATTCCATTTAGATCCGTCATATTCAATAATATCATTTGCGCCTGCGACAAAGTCTGTGTTATCAGCATTCTTCCAAGCATCAGCTCCGTCGGTATTTGTAGTACTACCAATAGCACCGAGTAATAATAAACGTACACCTGCTTTTGAAGTATCTGATTGAGGATCATAACGCAACGGATCAATTATATAATCAATACTAGAATATTGATTTGTGTCTCTAGCAGGACCTTGTATAGTATCATTGCTAGGTAATGTATCTCTATCAAAATCAATAACTAGTTGTGTTTCGTCTAACGGATTAAGAGTAATTCTTCCGGCAATTAATCCATTTATATCCGGTTTTCTTAAATAGATAATACTTAAACCGGGTTGATATTTTCCGGGGAGTGCATTAATATAAGTTGACCATTTTTCAGCACCTGGCAATCCATTTGTAAGTATCGAAGCATTACCGTTCATTAGTAGTATACGTTCTTGCAACGGATTATCAACTATAGCTTTTGAATAACGTGTAACTTGACTAGATATTTCAAGTTCACCGTTGCCGTCATTTGGAAATACTCCGGAATCTACTACATTATCGTTACCTTCTACTCTAGACGAAGAATATCCTCCGATACTGAATAAATTAGTACCTTCTAACATTGATTCGAAGTCAACGTATCCGTCACCGTCAAATATGCTAGTAACAATATCAGTAATAACACCAAGGCGTTTTATTTTAGCTGGTGCGCTGATGTATATAGGAGTTGAAAATGTTAAACTAGCAACATCAATTTCGCTTTCAGTGCCTATAGGAATAGATCTACTACTAAAATTAATACTATCTAACATTACAGTTGTCAAGCTAGTCCAGTCTAAGTAATTGTCTGTAGTTTGTATTTCTAAACTAGGATTAAACAGCATTAATATTTGCTCCATAATCTGTAGTTTCATTGTTGTGTTAGTAGTCCATATGTCAACATTCACTGTTAGTTTATAGGGACTTGGCATTAAACGTTCAACTGTGTAATTACGTCCTTGAAAATCTTCGTATTCATTTCCTGCTTCGTCGTAAGCACGTTCTCTAACGTGTCTTTTACCTACAAAACTAGAATCACTAGTTCTATCGCGATCTATTTCTAGTGCAGTAATATATACTGCCATACGCGGCGCACTTGGTATTTTGTTTTCGGAATTGTCTCTTAATATTGATCCTACTTGTCTAGTAATATCGCCATACATAACTGGAACCTTAACTTCAGTACCGTCACCTGTTTTATATCCAAAATTACTCATTAAGCGCATAATTTGCACAAGGTATTTTCTTATTTGTCCGTCATAAAAATGTTGCATTAATTATCCGCCTGTGGTCGTAGCGCCTGCGATATCGACTGTCGCTGCTGTGTTCGTGTATTATGTAAGGTTAATGTATATAGTCCTTCGTATTTAACAGCATTTGCAGGCAACGTAATTTTTACAAATTGCGTACTGCCGTCTGATCCTGTATACGATGATAGCATATTAGTATTTGATGCAGTGTCATAGTTTAATACAAACCTTCCGTCCTGTGCAAGGCTATCAGTAAATTCTAATTGAATATATTTTGCAGTCATATATGCAATTTCGGTTTCAAGTTCTGTTGCACCAACATTTAATCTTATAAAGTCAGTTGCTATTGGAGTATTATACAAGTAGGTGTTTACGTCATTAACGAATGATCCACGTAATGTATTTGAAGTGTCATTATTCAATGGAGCTCTCTTAACATCGTGTACCTTAAGCCAACGCTTACCGTCCCATCGAAACATACGCTGCGGTAAAAAGTCTGTACGTAAAAAGTAATCACCTTCTGTACTACCTAATGGAAAACTAATACCACTTGAAAAATTACTACCATTAGGGGCAAATTCGTCACCAATTAATAAACCATTATAACCGTGCGATGTAGGAGTTGCTTTATCAGTAATAGTACTACCGTCGGCATCAACTTGCTGTAGTTTTGCTCTACCTGTAGTTTCGTCTGCGGCTAATGTATAAAAATTACTATCGACATCATACCCGCTTTTGGGAGTATTTGCTTCTGCTTCGGACACTACTGCATTATTAACTTGCATCTCTGCTTCAAAAGTACTTAATATATCACGTAATGTTCCATCTTCAGGATAGTCTTCACTTGCTGGTAAGTCGAGTATATCTTTGTATTCTTGACTATCTACTATTTGTTTTAATTTAAGTCTATATAAGTGTGGATACCAAGTTGGTGAAAAGCCTTCTGCGGCTCTATTAATATCTTCAATAACATAAAAACGTTTTAGTGCTACACTAAAATCATTCATTGCATATTCATCTTTTAAATGAGGAAGTTCTATAACATCACCAGGCATAAGTTTACGCCCAATTGATTCTACACTGCTTTGAATATGCACAGTCATAAACAAAGTATCATTGCTTAAAAACAAACCAAATTGGCTTAGGTCAAAATCAATGTCTTGTACATTGTATATTCCGCGAATAGTATAAATGTCTTTATCGTATTTTCGATCTCGATTTTCCATAAAGACCATATCCTGTATTTGCGTATGATCTTTTTCTGTTGTTCCATCATTTGTTCCAGTATATTTGTGGACAAACAGGTCTGTCCCACCTATAGTGAACATTTCATTAATTTGGCGGTCTAAGAATTCAAAGTCTTTTCCGCGTTCTGGTTTATATAAACTTAATCTTGGCATATACATATTTATCGTAACGATAGCAACTACGATAAATACTATGACGGAGAAAACTTAAATGGCAGTTGAACAAACACAAAAACAAGCAATATTTGACTATGTAAATGCTTTCTTAGGCGGAGGTATGGTTGATGTTGAACTAGACCCTATACATTACGAAACTGCTTTAACTAAGTCGCTTAGTAAATTTAGACAACGTAGTGATAACTCAGTAGAAGAAAGCTATTTGTTTATGGATACTGTACCTGATCAAAACGAGTATACATTACCAAATGAAGTAGTAGAAGTTCGTAAGTCATTTCGTAGAAGTATAGGATCACGTCCAAGTACCTCAGCATCAGGAGGCCCAATTTATTCAACTACGCTAATTTCAACAGACTCTCAGCAAGTATTCAACGTAAATTATAATTTAGCAATAGTACAATCTATTGTAGTAACAATTAATGGAACAGTTACTACAGATTATTCTACTGATAATGATGCAAGATCTATTACGTTTAACACAGGCTTAACTACCGGAGACGTTGTAAATATAAAACTTTATGATAGTGGCGAAAATGGTGGAGGAAGTTTATTTGACCCTTTCAGTTTAGCATACACAAACGCATACTTATTATCAAGTTCTAACTTAGGTGGACTAGCAACATACGATATGTTTAGTCAGTACCAAGAACTAGTAGGTAGAATGTTTGGATCATTTATTGAATTTAAATGGAATACTACAACTAAAAAATTAACACTATTACAGCGTCCTAGAGCAAACGAAACTATTTTATTATATGTTTATAATCATCGCCCTGATAGCGAATTACTTAAAGACTATCTAGCAAGTCAATGGATTAAAGATTATACACTTGCTGGTTGTAAATATATGCTAGGCGAAGCACGTAGTAAGTTTGCTACAATCGCAGGACCACAAGGCGGATCAGCACTTAACGGCGATGCTCTTAAACAAGAAGCTGCTGCTGAAATGGAAAAACTTGAATTAGAACTTACAATGCAAGTTGCTGGTGGCGTAGGCTACGGATTCACAATAGGCTAAAATACCCCGATGTTAGCGCATCAACTCTAAATATACTGTAAATACAGTATGACACACAAAGAAGCATATAGACTGTTTTGGATGGTCAAAGGACACATTGCCGAAAGTGATGATACTGCATTGTTATCAGCAGATAGTTACTTTAAAAGACTTTGGGCAAACGGGTGCAATGGGGCTCCGTTATATGATTATGAAGAAGGTTTTGAACAAGCATATACTAGGAGATTTCACAATGGAACCAAAAGGAATATCGTCACTGAGTGAAGACGATTTAAAGTGTTTAGAAAAAATAGTCGCAGCAAAGTTTTCGGAAGAATGTGAATACTCGAAAACTTTTGGTACAAAGAACGGTTGGAATTCAAATGTTAAAGCAAATCAGTTGCTTAGAATAATGAATTCCATTAGATCAACAAAACATTCTAAGAAAATAAAAGACCAACGCTGGTAAAAAAAATCTTGACAACTGTACAGAATTAGTATATAATATAAATTATATTTACTAAGGAGTATTCTGTGCTACCAAAACTATTAATTGTTGGACACGGCCGCCACGGCAAAGACACTGTATGCGAGATGTTAGAAGCATACGGATATACATTTCAATCATCATCTAAATTTTGTTCAGAACTTTTTATCTTTAATGATCTAAAAGGTCAGTACGGATATGCTGACGAAGAAGAGTGTTATGCTGATAGACACAATCATCGCACAGAATGGTATAATATGATACACGACTATTGTAAAGATGATTTAGCAAAACTAGGACGTAACTTATTTGCAGAACACGACATATACTGTGGCCTACGTAA